GAGGCTCTGGCAGTGGATTTTAGAATACTTTATAGACTAAGGTCTATAAAGTATTCTAGACTTCCTAGCCCTTCAAATTCTTTGAAGGGCTAGGCAGGTGGCCATGCCACCCCCCTTATATATATACTCATTCACGCACAACTTGGAAGATTCTGAGTGTCAACCAGTTTGTCGCCCCACTCCAAAGGCTTTAAAGTGGGGGCTGAGACTATATGTACCGGGGGGGCTACATAATCTATTATACACTCCAAAACAAATTTTGTCAAGTTTTTTCAAATATAACTTGACAAACCTGTAAATCAGGTATATAATAACTAATATGAATAAAGAATTGACAACAAAACAGCAATCCTTTCTGGACAATCTAGTTTCCTGTAATGGGGATACTAAACGTGCCGCAGAATTAGCGGGGTATGCTGAAGGCTCATATACATCCGTAGTTAAAGCTCTTAAAACAGAAATAATAGAACTAGCTGAGAATATATTAGCCCAGAATGCCCCCAAAGCTTCTCTAAAGCTTGTAGAGGTTATGGATAGCACAGACCCCATACCTCAAGCAAATATCCGTCTACAGGCCGCACAGACGCTCCTAGACCGTGTTGGCCTAGCTAAGACAGATAAGCTGGATGTAAATTTGCAAAACTCTAATGGCCTTTTTATACTACCAGCTAAACAAGAAGTAGTTATAGAAGGTCGATATGAAGAGGCGTAGTAGTAGCACCATTCCATTTGGTTATAAACTAATGGAGAATGGCACACATTTAGAAGAGGTTGAAGAAGAACTCAAAGCCCTTAATAAAATAGTGCCGCTAGTAAAAAATAAAGTTCTCTCGTTGCGTGAAGGGGCCACATGGCTTGAATATGATACGGGACGCTCAATCTCACACACAGGATTAAATAAAATAGTTTCTAAGTATGAATGATTGGGAGGAAAACCCTGATGCGTATATGCGAGACGACAACGGGGATTTTATACTTAAAAAAGATGGAACACCTCGCAAAAAAACTGGCAGACCCAAAGGTTCGTCCGGTAGAGGCTACAACTACCACTCCAAAACCAAGGCCCAGATTGAAGCAAGAAAAGTTGTACGAAAGAAAGAAAAACGGTTAGCGCAGGCGCGCACCAAACTAGAAAACTATAAACGGTCACTTGACACTTCTAAGAGTACGTTGCAGAAAATAGAAGGAAAAGAGGCAAAAGCGGAAGGAAGAATAACAACAACAACTGCTGACTTGCCCAAGGCGTTGAGGACTGTCGCAGAAGAGAATGTCATCTTTAGGCCCAACGATGGCCCACAAACTGACTTTCTCGCCGCTTCTGAGACTGATGTTTTGTATGGTGGTGCGGCTGGTGGAGGCAAGAGCTATGCGATGTTGGTTGATCCGCTTCGTTACGCTCATCGGGCCGCGCATAGGGCATTAATCCTGCGGCGTTCTATGCCAGAGTTACGGGAGCTAATAGACAAGTCTCGTGAACTCTACCCGAAAGCCTTTCCCGGTTGTAAGTACAAAGAAGTAGAAAAGCTCTGGAACTTTCCATCTGGGGCTAAAATAGAATTTGGATTCTTGGAGAGAGATGCAGACGTATACCGCTACCAAGGACAAGCGTACAGTTGGATTGGTTTTGATGAGATCACTCATCAAGCAACAGAGTTTTCTTGGAACTACTTGGCTTCTCGCCTGCGTACAACAGATCCAGAGATTATACCATATATGCGGTGTACCGCTAACCCCGGTGGTGTTGGAGCACATTGGGTAAAGAAAAGATACATAGATGCTTCACCGCCAAACGAAACTTTTATAGGTTCAGACGGTCTTAGCAGAAAATTTATACCAGCACGGCTAGATGATAATCCCTACTTAGCTGGTGATGGTAGATACGAACAAATGCTGAAGGCGTTGCCCCCAACGCAACGGCGACAGCTACTAGAAGGTGATTGGGACGTTGCAGAAGGTGCGGCCTTCACTGAGTTTGATAGAAATATACATATTATAGAACCATATGAAATACCTATTAACTGGGAAAGAATAAAAGGTATTGACTATGGATATGCTTCAGAATCAGCTTGTGTCTGGGGTGCAATAGATAGAGATGACAACACACTGATAATATACAGAGAACTCTATCGAAAAGGACTATTAGCAACAGACCTAGCTTATGTTATATCAGAAATGGAATTAAATGATCCAATGAGTGTTCCCGGCGTACTAGATACAGCCTGCTGGAACCGCACAGGGCAAACAGGCCCAACAGTTGGAGAAACGCTTGTTAAGGCTGGACATAAGCTACGACGAGCAGATAAAAATAGAATTGCAGGCAAGATTCAAATCCACGAATACTTGAAGGTTCAGCAAAGCGGAAGGCCCAAACTACAAATATTTAATACTTGTCCTAACCTGATACGCGAACTACAAAGTATTCCTCTGGATAAAAGCAACCCTGAAGATGTAGATACCCACGCACCAGACCATGCGTATGATGCGTTGCGATATCTGATTATGTCTCGACCACGGCTAGATGATCCGTTTAGTCGTATGAGGCGTTTACACCAAGAAAGTATTTATCAACCAGCAGACGGAACATTTGGATACTAATGAAACATAGAGTTTGGCGACCTTTTAATACATATGGCATTTATTTGCTAAGTACAGTTATTATTATAACAACTGCATACGCAGTATATACAATATAGGAGAAACATTATGTCAGCACTACCGGGAGTTATTGATGTACGCAACGATGCAGGAGTTCCCAGCGTTGGGGATGTTCGTGCTATTGCAACACGAGTCGGCGCACAAGCCACAGCCACTACAGGCACAATTGCCGTAACAGCAGACGCAACTTATGACGTTAGCTTTACGCAACCAGCAGGAACATCCATTAAGAATCTTATTATGATTGCGGCAGGCAACCTCGTTACTGCGGGTGCATCAGGCGATGATATTGATTTTGATCTTGGCACTTCCGCTGGCGGTGGACAGATTATTGACGAAAAAGCAATTGCGGATGATGGTGGTAGTGCTGTAACAATAGCCGCGAATACGCCTTTGTTTATTATTGAAAATGGTATTCCAGCGGCGGCTAACAAGTTTGCAAACATGAGCGGTGGTCCTGCAACGTCAGAGGCTATGACACTTGCCGCTTCTTTAGCAAGCTCTTCAGAGCGAACATTACACATTCGTTTAAAGCCTTTAGCTAATAATCTTGCAACAGCCGCTACTACAGTTACATTTGTAATTGACTTTATAACGCTACCGTAAAACTATGGCAGAAGAAAATACTTTAGTCGCTGGTGCAGATGGCGTCTTTTTTGAACCTGTAGAAAATGAAGATGGGCTGTCTATTAATGCAGAAGCCCAAGTTAAATCTAATCTTGCGGGTTTGATTGAAGCACGATATGCAGAAGCACAAATGGCAAGAGACTCTGACGAAAATCGTTGGATCACAGCGTATCATAATTTTAGGGGTTTGTATCCTAAAAACGTAAGATTTAGAGAATCTGAAAAGTCTCGTGTCTTTATAAAAGTAACAAAGACTAAAGTATTAGCGGCTTTTGGTCAGCTTATTGATGTAATTTTTGGAACTGGTAAGTTTCCAATAGGTGTTAGTGCAACAACTCTTCCAGAGGGTGTAGATGAGTATATGCACTTAAATGTTCAAGAAGGACCGGGAATTGAAACAAGCGCGGCAATGCAACCAGAAATGCCTACTACACCGGCTCAAGAAAGCACGGTTGGGTTTGCAGGAGATGGGCGTGTTTTAAAACCGGGAGCAACATTATCGTCAGGTCAAGGATTATTTGAAGATTTTGAAGATGATGAGCAAGTTGAATTTGTTTCAGGGCCAACGCCTATTCCTAACATACCAGAAATTTCTCCAGCTAAAGAAGCCGCAAGAAATATGGAGCGGCTTATTCACGATCAAATTGATGAGTCGGGCGGTTCTACAGAACTTCGCAATGCAATTTTTGAGTCTACGCTTTTTGGAACTGGCATTGTAAAAGGACCATTTAATTTTAATAAAACATTACATAAATGGGAAAACAGTGAAGATGGAAGAACCTACAGCCCGTCAGCGGTGCGTGTGCCAAGGATTGAATTTGTTAGCGTTTGGGATTTCTTTCCTGATCCTAATGCTACAGATATTGAAGAGTGTGAATATGTAATCCATCGTCACAAGTTAAATCGTTCACAGCTTAGAGCACTACGGAAGATGCCATATTTTGATGAAGAAGCACTTCGTGAGTGTATTATGCTTGGCCCTAACTATACCGAAAAAGACTATGAGTATGAGTTAAAAGATGACCAGCGTATGTCAGAGTTGGGTGCAAGCCGTTTTGAAGTGCTTGAGTACTGGGGTTTAATGGATGCAGAGTACGCTAAAGAGGTTGGCATTGAATTACCGGAAGGGGTAGACGTACTTGATGAAATACAAATTAATGCTTGGATTTGTAATGGTCTTGTGCTCAGAGCCGTTATCAACCCGTTTACACCACACAGAATACCTTATAACGCTTTCCCATATGAACGCAACCCTTACAGTTTCTTTGGAGTGGGCGTAGCAGAAAACATGAACGACAGTCAGCAGATTATGAATGGTCATGCGCGTATGGCTATTGATAATCTAGCTCTTAGTGGTTCAGTAATTTTTGATGTAGATGAAACTATGCTTGTCGGTGGACAAAGCATGGAAATATATCCCGGCAAAGTATTTAGGCGTCAGTCAGGTATGCAAGGACAATCTATACATGGTTTAAAGTTTCCTAATACTTCTACAGAAAATATGATGATGTTTGACAAGTTCCGACAACTTGCAGATGAACAAACAGGAATACCAAGTTATTCACACGGCATGACAGGCGTACAAAGCATGACTCGTACTGCGTCAGGAATGTCGATGCTGTTAGGAGCGGCATCACTTAATATTAAAACAGTTGTAAAAAACTTAGATGATTTTTTGTTAAAGCCTCTGGGCAAAGCTTACTTCCAGTGGAATATGCAGTTCTTTGAAGGAGAACTAAAAACTGAAGGTGATTTAGAAATTAAGGCTATGGGTACAAACAGCCTTATGCAGAAAGAAGTACGTAGTCAACGATTGACAATGTTTCTTCAAACTGCTCAAAACCCAGCTATTGCACCGTTTGTTAAAATGTCAAAACTTATTAGTGAACTGGCGTATAGTTTAGATCTGGACCCCGACGAAATATTAAATGACCCTGAAGAAGCGGCAATAGCCGCACAAATTATAGGACTGCAAAATAATGTTGGACAAACAACTGGCGAACAGGCTGACCCCCTTGGTCAACAACCGGGAGCTATGGGAAGCCCTGAAGGAGCACCTCAACAACCTACGGATGTTGGAGTTACAGGCACTGGCGGTGGCAACATCGGAACAGGAAATGTTCCGCAAGCAGGGGAAGGTGAGTTCTCTGGCTAATCTTTTAACACTAAAAGAACAAGTAATTCAAAGACGAAAGGAACAAGACGATGACTAAAAAATTTCCAGACCTAAACAAAGACGGCGAAATAACACAAGCAGATGTGTTGATGGGCCGTGGTGTCGATCTTGATCGTGATGATAAAGCTATGGGATCTTTAATGGTTCCAAGAGAAGGGTTTGGTATTGGTTCTATTGCTAGTAAAGCCGCAAGAGAAGTGATGAAAAAGTTTGCTTCTAGAAAAGGAAGCAAAGCGGCTGACGAGCCAGCAGATGGCGGTGTAGAAGAAGGCATAGATATAGACCTTAAACAACAAGAAGACTTACTAAGCACTCGCAATGGAGATGCTCTATATTTTTCTAAAGAGCGATTAAAGGCGTTAAGAGAAGAAGAAGGGCTAGAAGGCTATGCTGAAATGATGGGCGAGTTTGCGGCAATACGCGAAGTAGATGATGAAATTATAGAAAAAGGAACTGCGGTTGGTTATGATAAAGAAAAAATAAAAAGACTAATGCAGGGTAAAGATGCGGGTATAAATCATTTAAGGATGCTTTATAAGGATATGGTTGAAAAACGTATGCGTAAAGCTGAAGATGATGCCGCAAGAGATAATTTAAATGAAGGTTCTATGCTTGTTCCTCCAGAAAGACAAAAGAAAAACATAGGCGCATTAGTTAGTAAATTAGTTACAAAAGCTGTAATTACTCCTGAATTAAAAGCCAAAGCTTTTACTGCAAAAAAAGCGGCTGAAAAAACGGGTGATGTAGAAAGTCTTGTAAAACAAGCAGAAGCTAATGAAGATATTCTTAAAAACGATTTTGGTTTAACAGATAATCAATTAAAAGTTTTAGCCTATGTTGGCCCTGATCTAGCATCATATGCAGATGCTGGTTCTTACTATATTTCAAAATTAGAAAAAGACGGCGGTACAGAATTTCTTAGTAAACTTATGATGCCTATGAGTTTTGGTATGTTTAAAAAGAAGCATGGCGATAAATTTGAAACAGAAAAAGAACTCCGCAAATTCTTTTCTGATTATCTAAAATTGTTTGAAGCAGGCGCAGACAATAAACTACGAGCTAAAAAACAAAAAGGTGGTGAGCCTCCTGTAGATACATACGATAACATTAGTCCAGAAGAAAAAGCACAAAACGATGCGACAATGTTAGATGACGGAGAAATGGAAGAAGAGTATGTAGACTACGTAGCAGAACAAGTATTAGAACCAGAAGAGCAAGATTATTTATTTAAGGTTCTTGATGCAGATCCAAAACTTGAAGGGATCTTAGATAAAGTAATGCTTAGTGCATCAGAATTTGCTGGCTCCGGTGAAGTGGAAGGACCGGGAACTGGCATATCAGATTCGATACCGGCAAGGTTATCGGATGGTGAGTTTGTAATCACCAGAAAAGCGACTGACCAGATAGGCGCAGACAATCTCCAAACAATGATGGATGATGCTGAACGTGCCGCTGACGGCAGTCTTATGGGCATGGCAAACGGTGGGCAAGCTGGCACAAACCCATTTGTTAATCCTGAAGAAACTTCAAACCCTTTAGATAGGTTTGAGATGGACAAGGATGACGAAAGGGACATTGAACGCCAAATGCTTTACTCAAGCCGTATGCCTAGCCTAATGAACCGATAAGGCTACCTAGAACTCTAGCCCCTTATCATTTTATAACCTTGAGGCCACCTTGTAGTATCAAGACCCTGTGTTAAAAAAGCGCATTAACACAGCCACCTTGAAAGACAACAAGCCCCAGAAAGGAGAAGTGACATGAACGAAGAAGAAGAGCAAGCGAATCCGTATAATGCAAAAAAGCCTTGGCACAATACTGAGCCAAAGGCTTCAAAAAATGCGGAATCATTATTTTTTGAGGAAGAGGCTACTTCCGAAGATGGAACCCCTCAAGATAATAATCGTCCTCAAACCAACTATAAAAAGAGATATGACGATCTAAAAAAACATTACGATCAAAAGATCTCTGAATTTAAACAACGTGAACAAGAACTAGAAGCAATGGCAAGGGCTACTCAACCGCAGTATCAACCGCCAAAAACTGCTGAAGATCTTGAACGGTTTAGAGCAGAGCATCCGGATCTATATGATACTGTCGAAACAGTCGCTCATATGAGAAGCGAAGAGCAGATGAACGCTCTTCAACAAAAACTATCAGCAATTGAAATGCGTGAGGCAGAAATGTCAAAACGTGATGCTGAAATAGCTCTCAGAGAGAGACATCCTGACTTTGAAGATATCAGGGGTGATGACAAGTTTCACGAATGGGCAAAGGGCCAGCCTGAAGATATTCAGCGTTGGATTTACAACAACCCAGATAATGTAGGTTTAGCAAGTCGTGCAATAGATCTTTATAAGATGGAAAATAATATTGCAATAAAAAAGTCTTCTCGACAGTCACAACTTTCACGCTCCAATGCGGCTGATATGGTATCAACAAAGACAACCGGAGTTGAGCCACAACAAGCCAAAATTTGGACACAACGGGAAATTGCTTCTCTGTCTATGGATGACTATGATCGTTTTGAAAAAGAAATTGACTTAGCTATCCAAGAAGGACGAGTAGCAAAATAATATTTGTCTTTTTTAGGAGATTTTAACAATGGCTTATAATCAATCTGATCAATATTTTGAGCCGTCAACAGATACAGATGCAAACTTTGCAAACTCTGTTGCGGGTCAAACTAACTCGTACTTTCTTCCTGCTGTCTATTCCAAGAAGGTTCTCAATTTCTTCCGAAAGTCATCAGTTGTAGAAGGTATTACTAACACTGACTATGCTGGCGAGATTACTGCTTATGGTGACACAGTACGTATCATCAAAGAGCCAGAGATCACCGTTTATCAGTACGAGCGTGGTCAAGATGTAACTGCTACTAAGTTGACGGACCAAGAGATCAACCTCGTAGTAGATACTGCTAACGCATTTAAGTTTATCGTAGATGATATTGAAACTTCAATGTCACACGTAAACTTTAAGGAAGTTGCATCTTCTTCAGCCGCTTACGCCTTGCGTGATGCGTATGACCAAGGTGTGCTTGTGACTATGTTTAGTGGTGTGTCTGCATCTTCTCCCAACCATATCCTTGGTTCTGATAATGCGACTGATCTTGCGGCTGGTACTTTTGATGGTACTGGTAACCTTGACATTGGTTTTGCATCTGGTGAGCACGATCCAATTGATGTTCTTTCTCACATGGCGCGTCTTCTTGACGAAGCTAATGTGCCGGAAGAAGGACGTTGGTTCTTGGCTAACCCTGAGTTTTACGAGCAGTTGGTTCAAACCTCATCTAAGCTGATGAGCGTAGATTTCAACGCTGGTCAAGGCTCTATTCGTAATGGATTGGTTAGCTCTGGTAAGTTGCGTGGTTTTGATATGTACAAGACCAACAACATTGCCGCCACTAGCAATGCCGCCGGTAAGTGTTTGGCGGGTCATATGTCATCAACCTGTACTGCACAAACAATTGTGAATACAGAAGTTATCCGTGATCCTGATAGCTTTGGTGACATTGTTCGTGGACTGCACGTTTACGGTTCTAAGGTTTTGCGACCTGAAGCTCTCGTATCTGCTTTCTACGGCATCGACTAAATACTACAGGGGGATGAAATACTCCCCCTTTATTTCAGCTACGTTCATCCTTATAGGACGGAAGTAGGGGATTATCCCTGAAGGAACGCATAACCTTTGGAGGAGTTCGCTATGGAAATTACATACGTATACCGTGGTGTTAAGTACACTGTTAAGCGTTAGGAGTAGCTATGCCACAGATTGGAACAGAACAAAAGCCAATTAGAATGAGTCCTAAAAGACGAAAGACCCTAAGCGGTACATTTTATACTGGTGAAAACAAAAAAAATTACGATAACAACTATGATCGTATTTTTGGAAAAAGGGAGAAATCTTATGAAGCACGGTGATAAAGAAATGAAGCGCATGAAGAAGATGGGTGGCGGTATGAAGTCAAACATGATGATGCGTAAAGATAAAAAGCATGGTGGAACACATCGTTCTCTGTATGCTGGTGGTGGACAGCCTTCATACGGCAATACTATTGACACTGCAATGCCAACTACTGGGCCGAACTAATGACTACTCAAGTAGCTCGTAGTGAGTACAAGTCTATTCAAGAAAAAGAAAAGATTTGTGCTGAAATGACTGAGAACCAGTTTCCGTATCGTAAACAGGGTGATATTAAATATCCAAAGTTACGAAACGAGCAGGAGAATCCTGATGCAAGTCGCGGCGCCTAAAGGCTACCACTGGATGAAACATGGCAAAAGCTTCAAGCTGATGAAAGATCCAGCGGGTGGCTTTAAGCCTCATAAAGGGGCTTCTAAAAAAGCTAACTTTGAAATACAAAAGGCTCATAAAAAATAATGGCGACTACATACCTACAGCTTACTAACGAACTGTTAAGAGAAATGAACGAGGTTGTACTAACCTCCAGTAATTTTTCTTCTGCTATTGGGCTTCAGGCACACGCTCAAGACTGTGTAAATAGAGCATACCTTGATATTGTTCTTGAAGAACCTCAATGGCCTTTTCTGTCTGTAGGCGAAAGCGGCTCAACAGATCCGCTGTATGGTAATGTAGCTGTTTCTACCGTAGCTAATCAACGGTGGTATGAGCTTAAAGCCGCAAGCTCATCTCTTGCAGATGATTATGGATATATTGATTGGGATGATTTTTATCTTACAACAGTCGGTGTATCAGGTGAGGCGGCTCCTTATGTCAGCCAAAATCTAAAGTTTATAACTTTAGAAGAATGGAAAGACTTTCATCGGATGCAAGAAAATGCAGACGATGCTGAAGACGCTAATGGTGGAGAACCACGACGAGTATTCCGTAGTAGTGATGGAAGAAACTTTGGTTTAAGCCCTATACCTAACAAAGTATACAAAGTCCACTTTTTTGCTTTTAATCAGCCTACACAGCTATCAGCACACAGCGACACAATTGTTTTTCCTGATATTTACAAAACTGTTTTACTTGCACGAGCTAGGTATTACGTGCATCAGTTTAAAGAAAATATTCAGCCAGCCGCTTTAGCACTAGAAGAGTATCGTAGGGGTTTACGTCTTATGAAAAATGCTTTAATGGTGCAAACACCTAAGTACATAAAAGATGATCGCATGAGGTTTGTTTAGTGTCTCAGGCATATGGTCTTTCATGTCGCGGTGGTCTAAATACAAACCTAAACTCTATTGAAATTTTAGGTCAGCCGGGATTTGCCAAAATACTAGAAAACTTTGAGGTAGATCCTGATGGTGGTTATCGTCGCATAAATGGTTTTACGGCTTATGGCGGTGCTTCTTCTGCACGGCCTAATAGCTCTAATGCTATTTTAGGCATGGCGGCATATGGTGATGGCGTTATTGTTTGTTCTGGCACTGATATATTTTTTAGCAACACTGGCACAAGCTGGTTACAAATAAACAGATCTAGTGTTTCAGCCAGCGGCGACAATCACACAACATTTACAGGCCGCTCAGTTCTTACACGCTCTACTCAAGGCCAATGCACCTTTGCTTTATCAGAAGGTGCTGACTTTGATTATGGTGAAATAGTAATTGCTGACGGAAGTAATAAACCATTTTTATTTAGAATGGAAGGCACAGGAGGTGATGTTAGTTCTAGAACATTCTTTGCATCTGAGATTACAGTTACAGGAACAAAAGGCGTAAAGTATGTAACGATCCACGATCATCATTTAATTGCCGCTGGAGTACAAGATAACTTAAACACTGTATTTTATAGTGTCTACAATGACATTGATGACTTTAGTGGTAGTGGTTCTGGTTCTGTAGCTATAACAGATCAAGTCCAAGGTATTAAAAGTTTCCGTGAAAACTTAATTGTTTTTTCTAAAAACAGTATTCAAAAGCTTATCAATATTAATGATAGTTCAAATATCCGCATAGATCCAATTACAGAAAATGTAGGATGTTTATCACATTACTCTATTCAAGAGGTAGGAGGTGATCTAGTCTTTTTGGCTCCAGACGGTATTCGTACTATTGCTGGTACAGCCCGTATTGGTGACGTTGAGTTAAGTTCTATATCTCGACAGATACAAGATATTATAAGTTCTTTAGCATCACGAGCAGGACAGTTTGTTATTACAAGTGCTGTACTACGATCCAAGTCACAGTATCGTTTATTTTATTCTACAACCTCTCAAGAGCCGGGACAAGCTAAAGGCGTCATTGGAACATTTACAGGACAGGGTTTTGAGTGGTCCGAAACTTTAGGAATACAAGCACTAGGTATTACATCAGACTTTAACAAAAATGTAGTTGAAGTTGCTTTTCATGGTGACAAAGATGGATATGTTTATAACCACGATACAGGCGACTCATTTATACATAGTGGTAGTGAAGCTAATATCTTAGCGACTTATGAAACACCTGACATTGATTGTGGAGATATAGGCACAAGAAAAACTTTAAAATATATTCGCACATCATTTTCACCTGAAGGAACATTACAGCCAGTTTTAAGGTTGCGGTATGATTACAAAGATTTAAATATACC